TGGATCGACTCGCGCGCAGATTTCTGCGTTGCCAAGAGGGTTTGCGCTCAACGATCCGCAATCGATCACAGACTTGATTGCAGAGGCCGCCATTCGTGTGGCGGAGGGCGCGGCGGCTAGGGGTGGCGTTTCCGGCCGGAATGTCGCCGCAGCAAATGGCGCGGTTGCAGCGTCGCGCAAGTATTGATGGTCGGCGCATGTGGTCGGCGCCCAATGGTGCATCGTCTTTTTTTGCGGCAATTGTTGCCCCATTTGAACTCGTCAGCGACGAGTGGACGTGGTCGCAAGCGCTTGCCTGGATCGGCGCGCAATGAAAATTTCCGGCTATGCCGCCGTTTACAACAACATTGACGGCGGAAACGACATTATCGCACCCGGCGCATTTGACCAGAACATCGCGGATCGGCCGCCATATACCATTCCGCTCCTATTCAATCATGATGCTGCCGCTTTACCGATCGGGCGGCTTCTGGAAATTGAGTCAGACGAAAAAGGCCTTAAATTTACGGGCGAGCTTTTTCCTGATCGTTGGGCGCGCGCGGCGCGCGTGCCTGCAGATTACCTTTCTCGAGGCGGAATTGGCGCGAGTATTGGCTACGTTGTCCGCGAGGCTGAAAAGCGAGCCGACGGCGTTCGCGTATTAAAGCGCCTTGAGCTCTATGAAATTTCGCTCACCCCAATTCCGATGAACTCACAAGCGCAGGTCGCGCAAATGAAGGCGCTGGCAAGTGTCGAGTATTTGGAATGCGCCGCCATGACCGTAGCCGTCGCGGCGATAGTGGCGGCGCTGGCCGCGTAACAGGAGGCCAAAATGGAACTTGAAACAAAAAACGCGGGATCCCCCGTGCAACCTGATGCGGCCGGCTTTAAGCCGGCAATGGAAAGCTTGAATCGAACTTTAGAGAGTCTACAGTCGCTGCTTCAGACCAAATCCAAGCCTGACAACTTGGATCAAGAACAGATTAGCCGAATCGCCAACGAAGCCGCAAACAAAGCCATCGAAGCGCAACTTGCCGCGCGAATGACTAAGTTCGAGGCAGAGTTGCATGAATTGAAAATGCGGCCAATGCGGCCGGGCCAAAACGCAAACGACAACGCGCCCAGCGCCGCAAACGACAATACTGAGTACAAATCTCAGTGGCTCAACTGGGTGCGTAGTGGCAACGAAACCAAGTTGCGTGAATACGAACAAAAAAATGGTCTTTCGACGGAACAAGCGCAAGCGGCTTCTTTTCTTTTGCCCTCAGAAATCGCCGAAATGATTGACGTCGAACTTCGGCTATATTCGCCAGTGCGCGAATATGCGCGCGTAGTAACGATTTCCGGATCGTCGTTGCAAATCCCACTTGAGCGCCTCGGCCAGCGCGCGCGATGGACAAATTCTGAACGGGATGCCCCCGTTACGCAACCAACGGATAAATTTGGATTTCTCGAAATCCGCGCAGAGCAATTAGAGGCGAAGGTCGAGGTTACTGATATTATGCTGCAAGACTCCAGGATTAACCTGGAAAGTTGGATTGCTGACAAAGTATCCGCTCAATTCGGTGTCGAAGAAGGAATTGCCTTTATTTCCGGCAGCGGTGCAGGCCAGCCTCAAGGATTCTTGTCTTATCGAAACACACCCAGCAGCGCAGAACGGAACGGTTGATAGTATTGGTGTGATTAAAACGGGCGCCAACGGGGCGTTTTTGTCAGCCACCGCAGGTCAATCTCTTGAAACATTTACAAAATGTTATGCAGCGATCAAACCGCAATATCGCAAAGCGTCAAAATGGTTTATGAATCGCCGCACGCTTGCCCACATCATGTCTCTCCGCGATGCTGAAGGACGCCAGCTTTACAATCCGCAGTCGGTGAATGCCGACATGATCGGCTCGGTCCTTGGTCATCCAATCTGCGAGCTCGAGCACATGCCCGATCACTCAACAACCGGTGCTTTTGCAATCGCGTTCGGCGACATGGCGCGAGCTTACACAATCGTGCAGCGCGATGACATGCGCACTTTGCGCGACGTCTACAGCGCAAAACCAAACACGCAGTTCACGTTTTACCGGCGGTGCGGCGGCCAAGTGACCACGCCAGAAGCTCTCAAATTCATTCAGTTTTCGGCTTAAGGAGGCGATTATGCGCTTTGACGAACTCACGAAATCGCGCGACGTGTTGGCCCTTGGGCCGGTAGTCGCGACGGCAGACGCAAATGGTGTGATCGATAACGCAGCAGGAGGCATCGTTTCGCATAGCCTCAACGTGTCGTTTTTGGTCGGTGTCGGTGGAATCACGTTCACAACGACGAACCGTATCGATCTGAAAATCGAGCATTCGGCGGATGGCGTGACTTATGAGCCGGTCGTTAGCGCCGATCTGGTGCGCCGGATTACCGCTGCCGGCGATCTTGTGGCGCCGACCGTCGGAGCGGGCGGAATCGTGCAAAGCATTGTGGCCGCGCATCCGGCGGCCCAACACTACACGTTCGGTTATGTGGGCGGCCGGCGCTTTGTGCGCGGCGCGTTTGGTTTTGGCGGCACGCACGCAACCGGCACGCCGATCGCGTTGCTTGGACACCAATATCGCCACATGGTCAACCCGGTTCCGGTATGATAAATGGTTGAAACTGTGAAGGTTTTGATGAACAAAACCATGCAGGTAAGCGAAGACGGCGTGTCCTCGCGGCGCCTGGAAAAAGATCGCGAATACGAGATCAAGGCCTTCATCGCCGAAAGTCTCGTTTCCGACAATTCGGCGTTTCGCGTCGACGAGCTCGAAATTGACAAACCGGACGATCTTGATAAGCCCGCCGGCGACACCCCTCGCAAGCGCCGCTGACCTACGCGATTACGCAAGATTAGACAGCGACGCCGAGCTATCCGGCCTTGCTGCCCTGATCGAAGCGGCGCGTGGATTGATTGAGGCGCGCACGTCAATGGCGTTGGGTGTTTCCACTTGGCGACACTTCGAAGAACCAACCCGGACGGCACGCACACCGGAGCCGGAGAGATTTCGGTATTCGACGGCTAACATTGGCTATTCGAGTGCGGTTCGGTTGCCGGTTTTGGCGTCGCAACCCGTTCACACGTTGTTTGAACGCGGTGTCGTGCTGCGGCGAGAGCCTGTCGTTTCGATCCCGTCAGTCGAGATGGTCGGCGCAGACGGCGCGCGGTTTGCGCTTGATCCTGAAACCTATTATTTGGCGCCGGATCGGCGATCGGTGCGCGCCCGATATTCTGGCGGATTGCCGACGGTCGGCGGCGACGATTGGGTTGAGGTCCTTTACACGGCCGGCATTTCGGCGGGGTCGGAATTCGAGGCCTTGCGGCTCGCAGTGCTGGATCAAGCGACATGGATGCGCGATTCAGCTGGCCGCAACATGGCCGACGGACGATTGTCCGATCTCGCGGAACAGATTTGCCAACAATTTAGGGTTTATCGGTTGTGACGGTGCGGGCTTACGGCGCCGAGATCGACAGACCATCAATTGCGGCCGGCGGATTTCGCACGAAGTGTGAGCTTGTCGAACACGTTCAAACCAAGGATTCGATTGGCGGCAATGTGGCGATGCGGACCGTGCGCGCGACCGTTTGGGCTGATCTGAAACCGCTTAGTGCTGAGGCGATAGCTCGCGCCGGCGCGCTGAACCTGCAGGTCAGCCATCGCGCGACCATTCGCTTTCGACAGGGCGTCGGTATAAAAAACTGGTACCTGCAAACACCTAGCCTCTTGCTGCGAATTGATGCGGCCTACGATCCAAACGGCCGCCGCGACGTGCTGGTGCTGGACTGCGTAAGTGGTGATCCGGGTGCGCATTAACGTCGATCTAAGCGGCCTGAACCGACTCGCCGACAACATCGACAAGGCCGCTCTCGCCGCGCATCAATCGGTGCGATCGGGGTTTGCCGACGCGGCCAACGAGGTCGAAAACTACGCCCGCGACCTCGTTCTAAACACGCCAAAAACCGGGCGAATTTACGAGCGCGAAAACGGGCGAATTCACCAAGCGTCTGCGCCTGGCGAGCCGTGGGCAAACGACACAGGCAATGCCCTCAGCCTGTTCCGATCGCGCCAAGAAACCCTGGAGCTGATTGTTGAAAATCAAGCTGATTACGCGGCTGATTTAGAGTTCGGCGCGGCCAAAAAAGCGGCAAGGCCGGTTTTGGTTCCGACCGCAAACGCCATGGCGAAACCAGTCGCGGAAATTCTAACCGACGCATTCGTCGAGGCGCTGAACGACTTATGACGATCGCAACGCAGATCGCTTTATTGGAGGCAGTCTATCAGCGGCTCGGCTCTGATCCTGATATCGTTCAGATTGTTGGCAATCGCATCAGCAATGTGCCGCCCTATCGGCAAGCAGAGCTTATCTTTCCGCAGATCACGTTCAACATAACCGGATCAAACGATGCGAGCACGTTTGATCAATACGGCAATTCTCACACGATACAAATCGACGTATGGTCGCGGCAACAATCAACTTTGGAAGCAAGGCAATTGCACGACTTGATTTTCCGGTCGATGGTCGGTGACCATCCCGGATTTATTGGTCTTCCTGCTTTGACGCACGGCCGCCTTTACTTGCTACGATTTATTGATTCCAGTGTTTATCCCGATCCCGACGGGATAACGACGCACGGCGTCTTGTTATTTCGGGCGTTTACTGAGGAGATTTGACCATGGCTAAAGGGGCCGGTGCAGATATTGTGGTGGAGTTCGAGACAGCTACTCCCGGAACGTTCGCCCCCCTTGGCGGCGGTCGTACAAGAACAATTTCGATTAGCTCTGAAGCAATCGAGGTTACCGATGCTGATTCGGTCGGCCGCTGGCGCGAGTTGATTGCAAACCCGGCAACACGCGCCATTGATCTGTCCGTTGACGGATTTTTGAACAGTGGAACCGCCTTTACGGCTATTCGCAATGCATTTTTGAATAACACATTGTTAAATCTGCGATTTTCGTCACCGATTTTAGGAGAAATCGCTGGACCTTACCGAGTTGGATCGTTTGAGATTGGCGGAGATCATGACGGCGCGCAAACATTTTCTGGCCAGTTTCAATCGGCTGGCGCACAAAATTGGACGGACTCGTGATGGTCAATATAATCAATATCCAAAGAGGCGAAGCAACCTTTACCCTTCGCGATCAAGTGTACATAATGCGGATAACACTTGGTGCTCTTGCAAAACTTGAAACGGCGCTTGGCGTCAAAAGCTACACCGAAGCCTTTCAGCAATTAAGTGACGCTCCGTCGGCTCGACTTTTGATCTCCTTTTTTGATTGCCTTGTCGAGGACCTGGATTCGTCAACTCTGACCGTCTACGAACTCGCAGAAGTTCAGAGAAACATGGCCGGCCTTATGAATCCGCTGGCGGACGGCGCAAAGGATGAGCCGCCGGGAAAGCCCGAGCCGGCAAAACGGCGTGGGGGCAATGGCTAGCATTCGCGGCGCGCGAATTGCATATCCCGCCGCCGGTTTTTTGGCAATTGTCGCTGCATGAATGGATTGCCATGACATCGGCAATTGCGGCTGAAAGTGACTGCACAGGCGGCAGCGTTGA